GGGGCGCGTGGTTTTCGGGTACAACACATGTTCCTTTGAGTGGTAGTAGAGCAGGACCAACAGCTGCACAGGCCCCGTCATTGGCCAGACCGGCTTGTGCTTCTCAAGAAGCGCCTGCCAGGAGGCTCGCGCCAGCTTCAGCCCCGCCGTCGGATGCGTATTTCCCCCGCCGAGCTTCCGCTGCTGCGGCGTGGACGACGGTATCTTAAATTTCTCGGTAAATTCAATTTTCATTTTCCACCTTCACAAGTGTTCCTTTGTTGTTCTTGATTCCCATCGCCTTGCCATACTTTGATATGCGTCTGGCAAGCGAGTTCTTTGTCAGCCCCAGCATTTCCGCCAGGTCCTGAATCGTCACCGCGCCGTCCTTGGCAAGTTCGTCGAACGCCCTGCGCGTCTCGTCCATCATTACGGTCCGCCTGTCGGCTGCGTTGCGCTGGCGCATGTCCTTGGTCGGCTTTTCGCCGTCGGCAAGAGCATCTGCGGCAATGCCCGTCGTGTCGAGCTCATGTACAGGCCAGCGGAACCATACCCGAACAGGATCGAACGGCGGGAACTCGCGCAGGATTCCGTCAATCCGCCAGAGCGACGCGCGCGACGCGGCTGTCTCCGCGTCTTCTGTGATTCCTTTCGCCTCATCTTCCGACATGTGGCCGCCCTGGATGGCCTGCTCAGTCAGCCGCTGGAGGACGAACGAGTCGTCCTGCGGCACGATTCTCCGCCAGTTCGGCCAGATGGCGTCCAGCCGTTTCTGGAGTTCTCGCAGGCCCCATGTCTCGGCAAGCGCATTGCGGGCGTTGTCGGACAGTTCGAGTTCTATCAGGTCGAGCAGCGCGTCCGGATCACGAGCGAACACGCCCGACCCGCTCGCCCTGTCCTGCGCCTTCTTCGCCCCCTGCGAGCCCTTCGAGTGGTGGTGGCACAGGATGACGGCCGCCCCTGTGGACGTCGCTATCTTGTCAAACGAGTTGTAGAACAGCGCCATGTCCGCCGCCGAGTTCTCGTCCCCTGTCTGCACCTTGTAGATCGGGTCGATGATGATGGCGGAGAAGTCGTGCTCCTTTGAGCGCCGTATCAGCTTCGGGGCGAGCTTGTCCATCGGGACGGCGTGGCCCCGGAGGTTCCAGACTTCGAGCATCTGCCTTGCGGGGATTCCCGTTCGCTCCCAGATGTCGATGAAGCGGTTGGCGCAGGACGCCGTGTCGAGTTCCAAGTTGACATAGAGCACCTTCCCCTTGGAGCACTGCCAGCCGAGCCAGCTTGTGCCGGTGGCGATCGCCGTCGCAAGCTCCATCAGTAGATAGCTCTTTCCGGCCTTCGACGGGCCCGTCACCAATAGCTTGTGCTGTCGGCGAAGAATGCCGTCGATGACGCATGACGCCAGCGGCGGACGGGCTTCCAGCCAGGCGTCCGCCGACTCGAACTCCGGCAGGTCGTCGTTCAGGGCGGCGATGAAGTCCGTCCATTGGTCCCAGTTCTCCAGACCGCAGTTCGTGTCGATGAGGAACTGCCTCTTCTCGCCCCTCGTAACACCTGCGAGGCGCGTGAACCGCGACGGATTGCGGTTGCCCTTGTCAACGGGCAGGCCGTTGAGCTTGCAGACCTTGACAAGGAAGTTGAAGCGCTCCACATAGTCATCGTAGTTCACCGCGTCGATCTTGACGACCGCGTGGATGGACTTCCCCCCGGAGAATGTGATTGCGGCGCAGGGGAGCTGAAGGCGGCGGATGATGGCAAGCTGCCTGTCAACGTCCATCGTGTCGCACTCGATGAGCGCGTTCCTGTAGGCGGTGACGTTCTTGTCGTTCGCCCCTTCGCCGTCCATCGGGTTGATCCGCACCCATGCACCCGCTTCTGTCCACGTGCCGATCGTCATCTCCAGGGCGTTTTCAGGGAATGTCCGCTGATACTGCGCGAGCTTTTCCAGAAGTTCCCTGGAGGTCATCGTCGCGACGCCTTTCGTCCCTATCCGCCAGTCGCCTCCCTCTGACATGTAGGCGCTGGTGCAGATCATGGGGCGCTCGTCGTCCTTGAAAAGCGCCCTGATGTATCGTCTGAAGTCATCGCATGGATTCCATTCGTCCGGACAGCGGACGTGCTCCTCCGTCGCTGAATCGATGTTGGCCACCGGCATGATGGAACCGATGTCCGGAAGAGCGTCCTCCCACGAGTAGCTTCGCGTCGGAGTCGCCGTCGTGGTACCCGTCGCCGACTGACGTGCCTTCGTGACGGTATCCCTGACTTCCTTCTCCGGAACCTTGCGGTGGCCGTTCGGAATCGCCGCCATGATGTCCGACACGATGCGCTCGTCGTCAAGTCCCGACAGGACGCCGATGTTGGCGACCGTCAGGAGGAACGGATGGCATCCAGTGCCGGGCGCGGGGATTGATCTAAGTGCTTCTTCGTATGTCATGGCGTGTACTGGCTTGCGATTATTCCGCGCGGGCATCTCCAGCCCGACGCCTTGATTCTCGTTATCATCCTGGCCGCCTGGTCTGCTGTCCACAGGCCGACGTTGCGGAAGCCGTAGCGTTCAAGCAACCTGATCTGCTTCGGCGTCGTCAATCCATCGTCCCGCCTGGCGGTCAGCGTCGCCAGCAATGCGGCGGCCTGTCCCGCCGACTGGATACCAAGAGGATTGATTCCCGCGTCGGCCAAGTCCTTCCTCTGCTCCTCCGTCGGCGCCTGAAGCGCCTCCAGGCTCCATGAAGGCGGCGTGGAGTCCGTATGGGTGGACCGCTCGAACTGGAGCGGATCGACAAGACGTTCCTGCTTCCTGCGCTGTTCCTCAAGCTCCCTCGCCAGCTTCGATTCGCGTTCCTCGGTGGCCTTGCCCTCCGCCGCACTTTCGGATTCCAGCAGGTCTTTCGCCTCGCCCTGCGTCTCCTCCAAAAGCAGTTCCGAAATGCGCTCCTGGAGATCCGGATTCTCGCAGACGAGATGGACGGGGCGGCACAGCTCGTGCCGAAATGTCATCCACAGGAAATCCATCAGCAGCAGGTCGTCCTTGCCAGGACTGAGGCGCGTTCCCCTGCCGACCATCTGCGCGTAAAGCGCCCGGACTTTTGTTGGCCGAAGAACGCAGATGCAGTCCGCCGAAGGCTCGTCCCATCCCTCCGTCAGCAGCATGGCGTTGCACAGGCAGCATCCAGGCCCCGCGTCATGGAACCACTGAAGCGTCTCCGCCCTGTCATCGGATTCGCCGTTGACTTCCCTGGCGTCGAAGCCCTCCCGCTCCATCATCGCGCGGAACTTCCGCGCCGTCGCGATGAGGGGAAGGAAGCAGACGAGCTTCCTGTCCCTGCATCTGGCGGCGAGTTCGTGGGCGATCTGCGCCAGATACGGGTCGAGCGCCGTCGCGCATTCCTCGGAGGTGAAGTCACCGCTCCCGGCATGGCTTATCTCAAGTCTCAGCGGGATGGTCTGCGCCTTGATGCGGCACAGCCAGCCCTCGTGGACGGCGCGTGGAAGCGACATCTCGAACGCCAGCGTCTGGAAGACGCTTCCCAGTTCGCGCTTGTCTCCCCTGTCCGCCGTAGCGGTGACGCCTAAGACTTTGCTTTCGCAGAAATGCGAAAGGACTCGCATGTATGTCGCGGCCAGCGTGTGGTGAGCTTCATCAATGATTATGTGTGAATATGTGTTGGGCGATATGCGCTCCAGCCTCGACGGGTTGAACGACTGGACGCTTCCGACGGTGATGTTGTACCACGTTCCCTCGGCCGTCTGCTCGGCCTTTTCGACCGCGCATCCGAGCCCCGTCACCTTCTCAATCTTGTCCGCCGCCTGTTCGAGCAGCTCCGCGCGATGGGCGAGGACGAGGACTCTCCCTCCCTTTCCCACGACGGCTTCGGCGACTTTCGCGAAAACGACCGTCTTGCCGCATCCCGTCGGGAGGACGAGCAGCGTCTTCATTACGCCGCGGTCCCATTCCTCCAGGATGGAGTCAACCGCCTCTTTCTGATATGGCCTCAATTGCATGTTTCCTTTCCCCTTGCCAGGCCGCAGAACACAGGTCTGCGGCTGGCGTCAATAATGTTGTTAGAACGGGAGGAGGTTGTCGCTTCCCGCCTGCGGCGGCTGCTGATACTGCGGCTGCTGGCGTGGCACGTCTCCGTCATCCACCGGATGCGCGGGGACATACTGGCTGTTGGTCTGCTGCGGATACTGCTGCTGCGGATATGTCGGAGCGGGGCCGAATGCGTTGGCCGCCTGCTGCTGCGTGTACTGCGGCTGCTGATACTGCTGCTGGTACTGCGAGGCCAGCGGTGGGATCGGCCGTCCGTCCGGTTCGAGATACTTCTTGATCTCGTTGACGGTCTTCTCGTTGTTGTCCTTGTCCTTGTAGGAGCGGTGGCCGAGGTCAAGCCATCCCTGGCGGCCGAGGATCGTGCTCCATGGCGGGCAGAACGGCTCGTTCGGCCTCACATGCTCGCCGCAGGCGCGCCAGAACTGGCGGACCATCCAGATCATCGAGTCCGCGAGGGTGAGATTCGCCTTGACTTCCGTCTCGGCGCCCGTCTCGTTCCAGACCGTCAGTGTGATTTCGCATTTCGGGAATCCCGCCAGCTTGCCGGATGTCCAGCTTGTGAAGTTCTTGGATTTGACCTGGAAGGCGTAGCGGCCGTCAGGCACGAGGACGCTTTGCGTCTGCTGAATGTCGGGCAGCGGGCTGTTCCAGTCGAACGCCTGCGGCGCGGGTTGGTTGCTGTACTGTGTCATTGTCCATCTCCTATTTTCCTAGCCATTTGCCAATCTGCTCGGCGTGGATCACGCACATTTCGCAGAAATTCTCGTTCCAGACTTCAATCGGTTCGCCGTTCATGTAGGCCTTCTTCAGTTTCGCCACTCTGTCCAGATCCTCGCGGGTCCAGCCGCGTTCCTGCATGATGCCCGCGAGCTTCGCATGGTTCGCGCCTTTCTCCGCAATCGTGGAGATGTCCACAGCAGGAGCAGGAGCAGGAGCGGGAGCCGGTGTAGGAGCAGGAGCGGGAGCGGGAGCGGGAGCAGGAGCGGGAGCGGGAGCGGGAGCGGGAGTTTGTGCAGGTGCCGGAGCAGGTGCCGGAACAGGTGCCGGAGCAGGAGCCGGAGCGGCCTCCGTCTGCGGAGGGAATATCGCCGCCAAAATCTTCCCGATGCCGTTCGTGTCCATCGGGAGTATCTCCGGCAGCGCGACACGCGTCTTCGCGTCGTACAGCACCGTGTGACTGGTGCAAATGACTCGCTGGCCGCCCTGTGCGGTGGTGTGTCCGTCCTTGTCAGTCGAGACCAGGACGTTGTATCGCAGAAACAGCACGAAGTCTGCCCATTCCTTCAGGATGGGTCCGCTCGTGGAGTTCATTTTAAGCTCGTAGTGGTCGTATGCCTCCACCTCTCCAGGCAGTTTGATTTTCTTGCTCCACGAGTGGGCGCAGAAAACGACGTTCATTCCGTTCGCGCGCTGCATCCCTCCGATGATGTCGAGGAACTTGCCCCATTCCTCCGTGACCAGCTTCGCGCCGTTGCCGTAGCCGATGTCAATCAGCGTGTCCTTGGCCTTGCTGACGCAGACCTTCGCCGCGATCAGGCGCTCCATCCAGTCCGCAGTGTCAATGACAAGTGTCTGGTAGCCCTGCGTGTCCCGCTGAAGCTCGTACACTGCGGATATCGTATCCGCGTAGTTGGCGACTTCGAATCGGTCGACCGACATTTTCCGCGTCCCACCCTCGATGTCCATGAAGAGCGGTCTTGGGAACATGCTCGCGAATGTGGTCTTCCCGATTCCCTCGGGTCCGTAAAGCACGACACGCGCCGCGCCGTTCTGTTTTCCTGTCGTGATTCTCATGTTTCTTTGCTCCTTTGCTGTGTTTACCAGTCTCCCAGCGGATCGGTCTCCGATGAGAGCTGCGTCTTGTCGGCCAGCTCCTCGTCGCCCTCTTGGGAGAGCACCTGGACGTCCTCTTGGGAGAGCACCTGGCCGTCCTTGATGATGATGTCGCACGTGCCGTCGGTGGCGACGCGCGTCCCGATCGCCTGCATTCCGGCGGAACGCAGCCATTCGCCGAACTGGCGAAGCTGCTCCGCGTCGAACGTCTCCAGACGGTCCAGGAGGACGAATCCGCAGGACGGCTTCACCGCGCGGCAGATCGCCGTCCCGACGACCATCTGCTCCATCGTGCTCATGCAGTCCCACTTCTGGCCGCGATAGACCAGCTCGCCCGCCTCGACGCTCAGCTCCGCCAGAGGCATCTTCACCGACGACAGCAATTCCGCCCGGCGACGGCGGACGTCCTCGACCTTGGATGTCAGCGCCTTCACTGCCTCCGCAGCGTCCTCCGCCTGCTCAATCGCAACTTTCTTGTCCATGTTCGTCCGGACCTTCGAGTTGATGGCGTCGATGTTCTGCAACTCCGCCTGAATCGCCGTCGTGTCGATGTCCTCGGGGATGGGTTGCGACGCCTTCTGAAGCTGCGCCGCCAGTTCCGCCGATTCCTTTTCGGCCTCCGCCAGCTGCCTCTTGATGTAGTCCAGCTTCGCGGCGGCCTGCTTCGCCCGCTCCTGCAAGTTCGCCTGTTCGGCGCGGAGGGCCACGTGTCTGGCGTTCTCCGCAAGGGCATCCGTCATACGCGCTGACATGTCGGCCGCCGAAAGCGGCTGTTCAGGCGCGTCGGGATATTCTGGCAATTCTTCCGCATACTTCTTCTTTCGGTCGGCGTCCCGCCCTGCAAGCGTCCGTTCGTCGAACCACTTGTTTTCCTCCCGGTCCAGCGCGTCAAGCTGCTCCTGGATGCCCAAACACCGCAGAAGCGTCGCGGCCTTGTCCTTCGCAGACGCCTGAAGGAACTTCGGCAGGTCCAGGGCGATGCCCTCGATGAAGCTGTCAAGGAGCTTCTGGCCCGCCTTTGCGCCGCTCGGATCAGTCACCTTCAACGCTGCGTTTTTCCCGCTGCGGGTGACCTTCAGGCCGTTCGACAGCGTG